ATGAAAAAAAACCAGAAAGTCATTCAGTTTCGTGGTGACGAAGATATGTATCATCGGGCACAGGAAAGAATCACCAGTCAGGAGATTCTTTTCCCTGATGTTATGAGGGCCGCGCTTAGGGCCATTGCTGAGGGTGATGTTGCGCCGTTTGCCGATATCATCAATGAGGCCGGTCATACTGGCGATGAAACAAATCAGGCATGGCTTTATCACAAATGTCATGAGCTTTTCGAGTACCGTGATGGTCAGTTATTACGCAAGTCACGCAAAGGAATGGGTGAAAAGGGAACTCCGGCATATATCCGCATCCGTGAAGGTGAAGAACATGTATTAATTCAGGGCAATCATTATTTGCTAAAAGATATTGTCTGGTTAATGGCTAACGGAAGCATTGCCGGAGAGGTTATCTATAAAAACCCACATCGCGTAACCAATAAACACGCAATTGAAAACCTCATTTTAAACCCTGTCGAAATTAGACAGGTGACGATAACAAAATATTTAAGTGGATCTGAAAAGATCGACATTTGTAGAGGTAAGCAGCGAGCTATAGCTATTAATACCGAAAGCGATATAAGCGCAGCCGGAGCAATTGAGAGACTCATTAACAGAGGGCAAACAATCCCGTTACTTTTGCGCGGTGATGATGGTTGGGTTGCATCACGAACCGCCATTCACGCTTTCAAATTGGGTGATAACCAGTACGTAGTAAGCATTACATAAGGGGCTTTTATGTCGAATGAAACAGTAAAAAGGGTCATGGCAGAAAAGCGCCGTATGACCATCGGACAGTTAACAGACCAGCTTGTTAGCGGTGCTTTGCGCCGTGAGTTAGGCATGGATAAAACAGAATTTGCCACGCTGGTTTCAGTTATGCGATCCACTATCCGGCGCATTGAAGGGCTGGAGGCAACGCCACGTATGGGGCTTATTTTCAATACAGCCGCAGTGTTGCGCATTGGTATTGACTTTCCAATCACAGAGGAAAGGGCAAATAAATGACCATGACAACTGATATCACCGAGCTGACAGCGGAAAAACTGGATGAAGTCCGCCAGCGCTACCGCCCTACAGAAGTTCCAAAATGCCACATTTGCGGCGCTGAAATGACGATACAGCGCATGTCCGCAAGCCGCATCACTTATGGCTGTACTGGTGCAACCTACGATGAAACGGGTTGCCATTATGCTGAAGGTCGTAGCATTGCCGATGACCACTACGCTGAATCGCGCATAACAGTAGTCGATGTAAGCGACCCTGACGTTTTGACGCTGGTAGAGGCGCTGGAGAAGGCGCAGCTGCGCATCGAGGAACTCGAGTGTGATCTGTCTGAATGGACAGACTGCAAGCACGATGGTGCTACCTACTACGACATGAGCGGCCGTGAGCGCTGCGGAAGATGCGGGGCGGATATATGACCAGCAAATTAAACATCAACTGGCTGAATAAATGCCGGTGTGGAAATCGCATGCATACAGTAGAGACGGTTCGCGGTAGTCATGTCCGACTTTTCGAAGATGATGCGGTGAAGTGCAACTCATGTGGCCGCGAAGGTGTTATTCAAACCTGTGACGGCATAGCGACAGTTTTGTGGGAGACGGATGCTGGTCGCAGCTGGCATCAAGTGGGAGGCTGAGTGATGCGCGAAATCGGAATGCAAATTACAGCGGCGAGAGCTGCCGCTGTAATACACGAAACATTCGGACACCTGGACGCGAAGCCGGGGGAACGGCATTTAGGCTGGTTTGTTTTTATCAACGGTCAGCATGGCGATATGGACGTTGTGTGCAGCGACTTTCCAACATTCGGTGAAGGACCTGGATATTTCTCTGACAGAGAGGACTTCATCTGGGAGTTAATTCGTGATGATGGTCCATGCGCTGCTGTCGGCATCTACCGGTTCGATGGTGAATATCGCCTGCCCAAAAGAAACGGTCCGGCCCGTTTCGTAGGCAAAACCATCTGCATTCAGACATTCGGGGAGGAATAACCAATGACCAGCAAATTAACCAGAGAACATATCGAAGATACTAATTATCGTGGTTTTTGGCGTGTAACTGTGTGGGCCTGTTTATTCTGTGTAATATTTTTCTGGTTGCCAGCTATTTTAGTAGGCTTTTATTACTTTTCCTCGGGGAATTAATGCGCCGTTACATAATTACTGATAAAGACATTATCGAGGCTTTCCAGAGATGGTCTAGCCCTGAATTAAAAAACCAAAAAATGCATACCAGCTTCATACGTGAGGCTGTATGCCGCGCACATCCTGACAAGGTGATTCTTCAGTATGACGTTCGCCAAAAGCTAAAAAATATGGCCTCACGTGGTTTAGTTACTGAGGTGCGTTTAAGTCCTAACGCAACAGCCTGGATGATAATAAAAGGTGATTCAAATGGACAAAATTAAGACCAAAAGAAGCGAGCGCCGTTTGTCGCGTGACCTTATAGAAGAAGGGTTAAGGCTGGTGGCAGAACGCAGCGAGCGGGAGGGAGTAAATAAAGATACAGCTAAACGTCATGCTTCAGCCATCAGGGGCGTGATTCCGGCGCTGGGTGTAGTAAAGAGCAAGGTCGTGAAGCCGGGAGTCTGGGTTTCGCTCTATACCCGCAGCGATGCTACATCGACAGTCATTAGCAATATGAAGTTTACCGCCGTCATATTTGAGTGGGCTGGACAGCAGGATTATGAAGATTCGGCATTCTATGCTGCTGTTGCAAATGCCATCCGTACAGCGCTGGCTGTCAGGGGGTAAGGATGCTCAGCGATTTACTGATAATGGTTGACCGCCGCGCTCAGGCGGTCAGTTTGCGTGAGAAAACAATTATTAACGAGCGTCACGCCGTCCGTATGCTGGAGCCTGTTTTATCTCTTGGGGTACGCGCTGCAAGCGTACCTGATACGTGGGTAAGATACGCTGACCGTTGCATTGATAATGGGCTGGCGGCGTCTACGGTTCGCCAGCGCATCGATTGCGTTGCGGCTGTTGTAGCCTGGGTGATTCATGCTGATATTAAATTCAAACCAGCCGCGCCGGGCTCTCTGGGCAGGATGCTTGATGCCATGCGTACAGCGGCAAGAGCTATAGGCAAGCGGATAAAGCGTCACAGGGCATTGAGCAGGCCAGCCCGTGTAAGTGTTGACGAGTATTCTACAGTAGTGCGCGATATTGAGTCTTTGCGGGATCCATATCGGGCCGCAGCCCGTATGATGCTGTGTTTTGGGATGAGGGCAACAGAAACGCTTTCACTATCTCCATCATCAATTCTTTCAGGAGGGAAGTTGTTTGTTCCTGACCGGGAGACTAAAACTCACTCCGATTTGCTTTTACCTTTGCCAGTTAAATACATTCCTTTAATTGAGGGGTGGCTAGGCGTGATAGGTGAGTCAGAAATAAAGTACAACACGCTTGTAACGACGATTTCCCGCGCCGGGATTAAATGGCGCTGCCATGATTTAAGAAAATTATTCAGAACTTCCGCCGCCGTGCGTGGTGAGGATTATCTTGCAACAGAATTGATATTAAATCACGCGGTGAAGGATGTTCCGAGTGTTTACTTGCAATCGCCACCGTTTGCGGCAATGAGGAGAGTTTTAAATAATTCAATTGAAGAATATTTACAGGTTAAAGGGTAAGGCATGGTTAATTCAGCGATAAAAGATAATGATATTATGTATCAGAAGAAGTATCCGAAAGGTTGCCAGTTTAAATTACTTCAGCTACGCACTAATTTAAAAGCGAAGCCTGATATTTACCGTGTGGAAATGATAAGCCGTGGTGGTGATAAGGTTTTGATGGGAGGAAGGAAAACCACGCAGGAGGCGATTTCTCTATATCAGGACATTGCGACACTTAGCCCGTCAGAAGTGGAGGCGGCATTCAGTAGTATGGTCTGACAGCAGTCCACAAAAACGAGCCCGGCATCTGCCGGGTTTTTTTATGCCTGAACATTGCATCACAAATAATGTAATTAAAAAGTTAAATGTCAGTTAACGAAAAATTAACATAATACACGTTAAATCATGTAACGCATGTGTTAAATAGTTGTTGTGTGGATAGTTTTATAAGCATCATGAAATGATGGTTAAGTAAATGATTGAAGTCTAGTTTTATGAAAAATAATCAAAAATAAAATTAACCTATAAAATTCAGTGCATTATGTAATTTTGATTGTTTTTCATTCAAAAGTAGCTCGGTTTTTGGCGTCAATACCTTGCGTTTTTGCGATGTGGAAAAATAAAAATACTTAAGTGAAAACTTCATCAATATAATCATTGGGTTATAACAGCGAGGCAAACGGATATATAAGGTTGGACATTCGGGAAAAGTATGTGGAAAAGGCCCAAAAGCGGGCGATTACTGCCATTTTATTTAAAAATGTTTCAACTGGAAACAAAGCCGAGAATTTGCCGCATCCGTTATGGCTATGCGAATCAATAAGCTACGTTGTTTTAGATGAGGTTTATTGTTTTATTTGCCGGAAATGTTTCTGCAATCTCATCTGACCAGATGTTTTAACGTATTGACATGTGTTTGTTATGAGCAGGCAGAAAGAGGGGAAGCATAAGCATGTGGGTGAGGGAAAAATATAAAACCGCGCTCAGGCTTGTTTCCACCAGCGATTGCAGGAATCTATCACTTTTCACTGATGTTTGATAACGGTTAAATATTTGACCGTTCAATTATGTTCGCTCTGTTACATATTCATTGCGTTAAAACTGAGCATAACAAAAGCAACAAATATCAAACATTCATGTTGGCACGTTAAATGTTATCCACATTGAAAGTGAGTGGTGAAGCGGGGTTGGGGCGATATTGACCACTAACATAAATCGTGCAGGTTGGTAGTTTCATGTTGCTTATCCACAGATTTAGCCTTGTACATAATATTGACACGCATTACCGCTGGAGCCGTTTCTGTAATTAGTCAGGCCATTGCCTTTAAATCACCTCTATATAAAGGAGGTGAACTTCATGGCTTACGGGCGTCAGTTCGAAATAACCGTTAACTGCACAGATGGTGAGACGATCCACATTACTGATGTGGACGTTGATTTCTCATCTGTGCGTGACGATGAAAAAGAGCCAAACGAGGCTGATTTAACGTTATGGGGTTTAACACCACAGACGCAGAACGCCATCGCTCAGGCTGGGTCAACCGTCAGTGTTGCCGCTGGCTATATAGATGAAGGAATGTTCACCCTGTTTCAGGGAGAACTTATAAGTGCCGTGACCATCAAGCCCAATGAGGTATACGGCCTGAAAATGAAAATCTATGAAGCGCTGATTCCATTCCGGGCCAGCGTCACGTCGCGCACGTTTCGCAAAGGCCAGAGCCTTAAAGATGCTGTTTTACAGGTAGCGTCTGATATGGGGCTGGGTTGTCAGTTCTCTAAATCAGCTTCCTATCTTACCCTGGCTAAAAGTGTCAGCGCTGCGGCATTGTCCCGTGATGTGCTCACCAGCCTTTGCAAACCAGTTAATGCCAACTGGTCGCTTCAGTATCAGTCAATCATTGTCACTGCCGGTGATTCAATTCTTACAGGTGCTGCTGTTTTCTCCCCTGAAACGGGCCTGCTTGGTGCGCCACTTCTGAAGATTCATTCCCCGAAACGCACGAAGAAAAAGAACCCTTCCGAAAAAGAGCAGATCCAGAAGAAGCACGACAAAAGCATAACTACCTATGTCTGGCCCCCGAAGGGCTCACAAGTTGACTACTCAAAAGGTGCTCGCCGCCAGATGGGGGTTATTGAGGCTGTTACGTGGGAATCATTGCTTTATGGCGGAGTTGAGATAGGCGAGCAGGTAGAGCTTTCGTCTCCATCAATGGGCGAAGGCTGGATGGTTATTGTGAAGAAGATTTCCCATCGTTTTAGTACTCGCGACCGTCAGGCGTGGTCATCGTCATGGGAGGGAATTATTGCATGAGAGCCGGTAGCCAGATTCAGGCCATTGTTGAGCAGGCGCTTAATTCAGCGCTTTTTTCGCTTGAGGCAACGATTGTTTCCGTCAGCGGCGGGCGGGCAACTGTCCAGCCATCCCCAAAACGTATATTCGGTGACAACTCAGAGCCGATTGCTTATCCGGCTGTTGAAAACGTTCGTTTAGTTTCGCTCATCTGGGATAGCGGTAAGTCAGGTGTTAGCGGGCGAGTTTCTCCGGGGGATGAGTGTCTCCTTATCGCGCTTTCACACGGTGACGGCGAGGAGCCAGACCATAAGACCATTTCAAGCGCCATCGCTATATGTGGATTTTCAGACGTTGCCAGTCACCAGATGCCGGATAAGGCAGGGTTAAGAGTATTCAGCGGTAGCGCCTTTATTGAATGGGATGACGGAAGCATTAAGGGCGATACCGGACAGGGCGCAACTTTCGAGTTTACGGGCAACAAAATGACCGTTAACGCGCCGGGCGGTATCGATATGACAGCGCCAATGACAACCATAAACGGGAATTTGACGATTTCTGGATCCATCAGTCAGGGCGCAGAAGGTGGCGGAAATGCTGACTTTGGCGGCAACGTCACCATAACCGGCGATAGCAAGGCCGCTGACCACATCAGCGGTGAGAAGTCCTTCAATTCACACACACACAAAGAAAACGGTGAGGGCAGTCAGACCAATGCCCCGACATAAGGAAAAACCATGAAATTAAATGACCATGCGGCACAAATTGCGCTTTCTAACGGTGGCTTTCTGATGGCGGGTGACTACAGCACAACTGTTGGAAAAGGCGAGATTATCAATATCACTGAGCGAACCGGGCTTGTAGTTGAGCGCGTCGAGTGCATCACCCTGATTAACGCGCCGCTGTATATGGTTATGGCGACGTGCAGGGAGAACAAAGACCAGTACATGCCATTTTACAGCGATTTGCCGTTTGAATTACCGCATCAAGCGGCGATGGCGCAAATGTTAAATGATGCTGGTGAAGGATTTGACCTTGATGACCTGCTGGATATCGAGTCGCTGGATTCTGCTGTGACGGTCGTCCACGTTGAAAAATGGATGCACACAGAATGAACATCACAACAACTCAGTATCGACAGGGTTTAAAGGGCTGCTTCATTTCCACAGAGAGGCCGCAGGCTGGCGACTCTCTGACGCTGGTAATGCCGACATGCAGAGGTCGGCGCATTATCCCTGTTGGAGAGGTTCAGCGGGTTGAGGCTGTAGGCACTAGCCGTTGCCTTGTCTGGGTTTCAAAGCTGGCATTCGTTGAGGGGATGAATTACTGATGCTGGACATTATGCAGGATGAAAGCGGAGTCATTCTCCGCAACGGCGATTTAGTGCTGGATGGCGGCATTGATGGCATTGCACAGCAGGCAGAAATCCGCGTAGGCACTAATCGCGGTGAATGGTGGCTTGACGAAACTCAGGGGTTGCCGTGGTTGCCTGGCATTATGGCGTCACGTCTGCCGGTTTCGATTGTCTCCAACATGATTAACGCAGAGGCACGGCGCACTACTGGCGTGACCGATGCCAGAACTACAACCATCAATGACGTTAAGGGAGATTACACGATCCGCTTTGCTGTTTATGTCGGAGCCGATAGTACGGAGGTGACGAGTGGAATTAATTAATGATGGTGGCTGGCACGGTGCCAGACTGCCAGAACTACGCGGCGACATTTACCAGAAATTGCGCGACCTGCTGGGGGATATAAGCCCGGACGGTGATTCCCTGATTGGTCAGGTTATGGCGGTTGTCGCTGAAAATGACCTGAATATCGTAGAGGCCATCGGCTGGACGTTTGCTGGTTTCTTCATTTCATCAGGTGAAGGCATCCAGCTTGACGGTATAGGCGAGGGGTTCACGCTTCCTCGTTATGGCTTAACCCGTTCATCTGCCGATGTGGTTTACCTTCTGGCTTCAGGGCAGGTAATCACGTCTGGTGAGACGTTCACTATCTCCGGTATCTCTGGAGACTGGTCGCCGTCAGGCAGTATTCAGGCCAATGGTAAAAGTGCTACCGGGTTTGTGCTTGAGGTTAAGTCTGATGCAATCACCACGGGAAATACCTTCACCATATCCATCAACGGTAAGCCATATTCGACGCAGTACCAGACGGGCGATACGTCTGATTCTATTTTATCCAGGCTTTATCCCATCATCACTGCCGCTGATACGTCAGTAACCACATATTCAACGGATTACGGCTTGTTGCTTTATGCGGCGGACGGTAAATCGCTCATCCAGTTCTCATTTTCTGATGATGTTTTTTCTATCGTTCGTACCGGAATGCCAGCAACAACATGGTATGACAGCGATACGGAGTTTCCTGATGTTCGGTTCGGCTATGTGGCAACAGATGAAATTCTGATTCTAGCCAACGGCAGTAAAGGATTTGAAATAGAAGATGACGAGCAATACAGAGAACGTCTTTTCGAAGCGGCGGAGGCAGGGCGAAAGAATGTCAGCGCATCAAGACCGGGCATAAAAAATGCCGTTCTGGCGGTTGCTGGCGTGAGCCACGTCACGGTTAACACCAACAGGGGAATTGAAACCGATGCTGACGGCCTGCCGGGTAAATCGGTTCAGGTTTTTGTTGCTGGTGGTGATAGCGACGCGATAGCGCAGGCCATCTATGATGCGGCAGCGGCTGAATGCGGTTTCTACGGAAACACATCGGGTACAGCAACTGACGGTACAACTACCGAAACAGTGTATTTCACTCGCCAGAGCTTCCAGCTTGTCTATGTTTCCGTTTCCGGTGATACATGGGATACAGAGACAACAGGCAAGCCAGATGATTACGAGAGCGTAGCTAAAAGCGTTATCACTGGCTATTTCTCACAGCTTGATATGGGGCGTGACGTTTTCGCGGGTCAAATATCTGCCCGTTTGATTACGGCTTTTCCGACGATGACGGATGTTACGGTAACTGTAGGCACTGCCGAATCACCAACAGGGAAAACCGTACCCATAAGTAGCGGCGTTGTTGCTGTTACGGATTCTACTTCTGTGGTGGTGTCGTAATGGAGCCATCAATCAAAAAACCGGGGCAACTGGCAACTGAACGATTTACCTCAAGGGTCAGATTACAGAGAAATATCGACCTCGTTTCCGGCATCAAGGCTAACCTGCAGGGCATGGTTGATGCACTGGACTATCTGAAAAAGGGTTTCTCAATTACAGACTCTTCGGGCCTTTTGCTTGACGCATGGGGGGAAAGATTCGCCATACCCCGAGAAGGCCGCGACGATGATAGTTACAGAATAGCCCTGTTGCAAGGGGCCGGAACGCAATCTGTTTCGCTTCAGTCACGCCGCGCTGTCGGTGGGTTTATCCAGCTAGCCTATAGCCTTACATGGTTGCGCCTGAACCGCGTAGGACTGTCTACAGGCGCTGTAGGTGCGGCTTTCAATCGTGTCCCCCTACGCGCTGTTTTCGTCCAGTGTGGTGCGATGGCTCCTGATATTGAATTGCCGGAAACGCTGGTTGCGGCAACCTTTGCCGGGGATATATACAGCGCTGCAACACCTCCTAACGTCAAGCTAACCCACCACGCGCCAATGTTCCCCGGTAATGCCTTTCCTACTGTCTGGGGCGGCATAAAGTATGAGAAGACACAAAAAACAGTGATGGCTACAGCAAATAAAGGGATCCGAGTCACCGCGACAAAGTCCATTTTGACGCGGATAGAGGGTACGAAAACGGTTAACGGGAATGAGCTTCTGGAGCCATTCAACACGCTTGTAACAGTCAAAAAGATGAAGGTGAAAAATGGATAGCTGGGCCAATACTGACAAAACTTACTCGGGGCAAGGTGGTGCTGATATTCCAAACAAGCAAGAGCCATCAGAAGAAATGCAGGCTACCGGGTTCGCGCCGACCTACTTTGATGTAAATGGAAATTTGGTGTTTGGTGACGGGATAAGCGCTCAGGTAATGAATTACATCCTTAACGACCTGTACAAAAAATATCAGGAGCTTTTAGCCAGGGTAGAAGCGCCATGAATACATTTTCGACCGTTGCTCGTAATTATCCTGTAAGTGGCGGTATTTCTCCGAGCAAGAAACAACCATCAGCAGGGAAACAAGCTGATGGTTTCGCGCCGACTTACATCAATGCAGGTGGAAAGCTGATTGAAGGGGATCCGGTTGATGTGGCGGAGCTTAACTTCATTTTTAACGACCTGTACGCACAGTCGGCACACATTGACCAGCTTCTTACGGCTAAGGGGAAATAATGGCATTAACACCAGATGAGCTAATTGCGATATCAGACCTTGAGAAAGCACAAATTGCAGACTCCTCTGTAGTGCCTGATTGGGTTCTACCGGCTGAAGTGAGGGGGAGCAGCGCACCGATAAACGGTATTCCGTACCCGCAGCATACTATTGATGTGTTTGGTGGGTTGCTGGCTGGAGCATGGTCACTTAAGTTTCAGAATCCGTTACAGCGCGTTGTGTGCGATCTGGAGATATTCCACGGTGAGAATGCGCCAGAATCAACGCCCCCGGACTTGTCAGCATTACAGTTAACGGCGACAGGCTTTGATAAAGCTGTAATTTTTTGCCCGGCTAAAACTGTTACGGATGCAGTGCCAGAAAACTTTATGGGTCTGGCTGTTTCCGGCGTTTCACCAGTGTATAAGCTGGGAGGTAAACGCAGATTTTTGGAGCAGTCTGGAATGGTTGTCATACCGTTAACCGTAATTCTACTGTCAACGCAGCCGCTAACCAATCAGGAAGCAAGCAGGGTGCTATCCGTTACGATGAAGCGCAGGAATGAAAATCAGATGGCTATAGCGCCAATTATCAGCGGCATGGTCTATAGTAATCCTCTACCATCAGCACGAGATATCGCTCAGGCATCGTGACCGCTGAGAAATAAAAAAACGCAATCAATGACTTTGTGTCAACATTTCCCCGGTTTGTTATCAACAATTCGGGGATTTGTCTTTTATGAAAGCAACAGCGCGTAAAAAACCAGCATTTAAAGACTTCTACGAGAATGGTATGTTTTCGCGAATCATCGCTACCAGAACAAGCAACAACAGGTGGCAATTGTGCGGGATGCACAGGAATGGAGACGCCGTGATATTTATCGAGGCCGCAAGAGGTGGAATAAGAGAATGGTCTAGCCTGGAATATTTGTCTTGGTTTTGTGATTCAATTGGTATTCGTATCTGGGAGGTGCACAGAGGTCAGGGGGTAAAGCCGCCTAAATAGCGGCTGTGACTCCTTGTGACATAGGTAACTACGGCACGGAAAACAGTGCAATATTACTGTCGAGGTATTCAAGTAATACGGCACCTCCGTCATCACCGGTGACGGTGAATAAATTGGGTGCCATGCGGAGTCTGGTGTACGGGTGAATATTCGGGGATTCATCATCCCCGGTACCTGATAAAACAACTGTATATTCATTACCCTCAGTGAGTGACCCCACGCGGCAACCTCGCGCTTCAACGCAGGTCAGCACGGTGCCGGCGGCCGGTAATTCATAGTCAGACATATTCTCTCCTGTTAACCTAGTTCAAGTTCAGCGTAGGAATCTACGACGTTTGAGTTCAGCATCGAGTAGTACGCTGTTTGCCCCAGAGACACCTCGAAATTACCGCTAAATGTACCTGCTACTCCAGCTGCGTACATGGCCGGTTTACCGTCCACTCTGGCTATGAAATTTCCTCCGGCCGCATTAACTGTAGCCACCACATAAACACGCTTATTCGGCTTGCTTGTGTACTCAGTTTCTGTTGTGCTCATCCCCCAGTTAATGCGCAGCCTGCGACCACTGCCAGTAGTGCGGGTACCGCCAACATTAATTTCAGAGTCAGGCGTGTGAGTTTTTACGATGCAGTCAAAGTTTGGCAGATAGACAGGTTCAGCATCGTAGTTGCCCAGAAGGCGAACGTTGTCGATTTTGATGTGGGATGTAGACAGTGAACCACCGTAAATCGCGTATGCAAACTCGCTGGTGCGACCGTTTACGTTCCACTGGATACGACCATCTTCAAGCGTCAGGTTTGCCAACATCCCGTCATCGACGTGAATACAGTGTTTACTGGAAAATGCATACTGGCCATTTCCGTTCACCACGTTGATTTGTTTAACATGTACGTCAACAGTCGGACTATTAGATGTGCCGGAATACGATGTGCTGTTTGTTATGCTGATTGCCTGGTTAATGTGGTACCCCTCCAGGCTGTCAAACACCACGTTTGAAGCAGACCCGATACGAAATCCGCAGTTGGCACCATACAGGCGGGACTGACCGAACCGAACCCAGGAATTAACGATATCCATGCAGTAAAGGTCTTCGGTCTGCTTCACCGTCGGGCTGGCCCCGGCAACGCCGAGATGATGCCCAATATATACACCCTGGCTGTTAAAAATCTTCGCGTTCGCAACACCCAGCAATAAGAAGCCGAAGCGCAGTGAGTTGGCGTTATTAACAAAGAGGTCAGAACCCTCGTATTTGTGAATAACAATATCGTAAGCTGAGTCAACGACAGATCCATCAGTGCAATCCAGTTCCCATATAGACGAAAACTCACCAAATCCATTGGTCCCCGCAAGATAAACCGCGCCTGCGCTCTGATAGGCATTAACTGACGACGGATAAAGCCCTTTGATGCCCTCTGAGCGCTGAGCGGGGTCAAGATGTAATTTTCCAAAAGTAGCCAGCGCATAACCATTATACTGATATGTATCAATATGGACCTCGGCGCCAACGATAACTTTCTCAAACTGCACTGCACACGCCGACTCCTCCGGGATAAAGTGATTGACCCCAGGAACACCTTCACCCCCATGAATAACCATGTTCACATATGGTCTGTAGGCCCATATAAAAAGTAATTTAGCGGTCCCATGAAATCTGAACTCACCTTCGACACCGCAATTATAACCACCATAATTTCTGAGGTTGTACCGGGTGCTCTCGCTGGTCTGGAATTTATAAATGGTATCAGTAATCTCTACGACATATGGTGTGTCATTGATAATGACCCGACAGTTATAACCATCTTCGTTTTTCGATGCTGCAAATGCCGCTGCAAATGCCGCGTCATTTTTAAGTCCGCGAGCATAAAAAACAGAAAGCCTGACAACGCGCCCTGAGTCAAGAATGGGGCTTAAAGCATCCTGAACGCTAATTTTTTGGCGTAACTGCACCAACTTACCGCCAGGTGGTTCACTGGAACCTAAAATTTCTCTCGTGACAGCATTAACCCACTGACTCCATGATGCGGAAGAGGAATTGTATGATGATATCGAAAAAATCAGAGCATTTGAAACGAATGAACGATTTTTATTATCACCTTGAAAAATGGTAAGTAGTCCACCATTTGGATCCGGTGAGGATGGGTTTCCGGGATGGACAGTATAAATACCAGGTAAAATAATAGTATCAATATCAACGTTGGCACTGATTGCCGATTTCATCATCAGCGCACCATAATTATTTTCGGACATAAGCACCTCATGTTTGTTAACAGGTGCGATTTAACAGGATGGGGCGGGGATGATACAGAAAGCGAGCGAGCGGTAACGCCGCCAGATGGGGAATGGCGGCGTTTAGAGGGCGTCAGGATATCATTTCAAGGCATTGGGTGTATAAATCGTTCTGAGTGCCGTTTTGCGCTTCAAATGCGAATTTTCCTCCGCATGTTCCATCAGCATGAACCGGAATCAGCCAGGCATAAACAGCGCGTATTGCTGCTGGTGCAGCGTGCTGATGGTGATGGTCGCACAGTGGCAATACGCGGGCGTGTGCGCCTGCTGCTGTTCTCCCGTCGATATGATGCAGGCTGACCACATCGTTAATAATGCCGTGAACATAACAGGCAATGCAGGGTAGAGCGCCGATTTTGTCCATCAGTGACCGTTCAGCGGAACGGGGTGTTCGCCCCTTCAATCCACGCGAGCACGGTTTATTTTTTGCCCGTTCAATATAGCGGGATTGCCGTTCCCGCTGTTTTTCGTACTGAGTCTTACGCCATTCCGGGTCTGCCTGTTTTTCGCGTTGGCGGGCGATGGCTCGTTGTTGATATTCGCGCTGCTTTTCAACGTGACGCTGTAACTTTTCCTGTGCGGTTTTCATGTTGAGAACCCCGCATATCAGTAAGGAAGGTCAGATTCAGGAACATACGCCGGGATTTCACTGTTGAAGCCACCACTTTCAACATGCAGGATTAGAGTTTCGATATAGCCAGCGGTGTACGCATCGCAGCGACGCGCAATTTCATGAAGCTGTTGCAGCTTGATATCGGTGTCAGCGTTACCTGTCGCAATTTCCTGCGCAATATCGACCTTTTGTCGCATCGCATCGACGGTGAGTTGCGCTTGTGCGTCTGCAATCGTGGATTCGCTGACCTCGTTATCGCCGTCAGCGCCGACGATATCCATGATGGTGCGGGCAACTTTCATTTCAGGATTTGCCAACGCTTCAAAGTTCACATCACCACGCATCAGAGCCAGCGTATAGAACTCACGGCAGGCGTTATACCAGTTGCGGCGGTGATAGCTCGTATCGCTGTGTACTGAGCGCATATCCAGACCGTGCGACACATGGACTTCCATCTGACGCATGGCGATTTCAATAATTTCCGAATCGTGGCCTGCTTCAACGGCGGCAACAAAAGCCTCTTCATCGTCATCAAGCGGGGTGCAGTCAGGAATAAATTTCCGGGCGACTGGCGCTGACATATCTCGGGTATCATGCACATCGTTTGAATCAGCGCTGGAAATCGCAACAGATGAAAGAGATTCTGCGATATCCATAGCGACTTCAGCGCTGACGTGTGCGCCAGTTCTGGTGTCGATAAGTTCGTCGCCGTCTACCTGAAAGAATCCGGCCTGTTTGTAGAAAATCTGCCAGTGCTCATCCGTCAGGCCATAGCGCAACACAGTATCGCGGGCCATTGCGTTATCGTCTTTGGCATTATCACGGGAATGGATAACATCCTCTGCAACTTCTGACGGTGTACGCAGAAACGGGTTACGCGCTTTAGCCTGGGCGATTACCGCGCTGCCAGTGAATTCACCAGCCGCGACCAGCATATTCAGGATGGATTCCGATTTAGTGCGTTCTGATTTGGTTGGCTTCCATTTGCGGCTACTGTTCAGGGCGCGGGCCTTACGGCGTTCGCGTTTACTGTCTGCCTGGTCGATATCGTCATCACCATCAGTAATATCGAGCGCCTGACGCAGACCATAACGGCGAAAATAGGTGAAGGACGCGCCGACGCGCTGGCATTCGTCGAGGCGCTTATCTTCTTTGATAAAGGCCGGGAGCCGGAAAGATACTTCTGTGCTGGACGGGATATGGATAAAGGTTGTCACCATTTCCAGCGGAAGCTCGTCACCTTTCTCAAACTCCTGTTTGAGCATCAGGCCATGCTGGTAGATGGGCTCGCGTAGCATGTCCAGCAGTTGCGCCAGTGATGCAAAAGTAAAGTCCAGCGTTTCGTTATAGTTGTCACGTTCCGGGTTTTTCAGTTCGCGCACCAGATGCGCCAGCGCTTCCTGAGCGTTGGCATACTGCTTTCCGGGAGCTACGTAGACTTCCGGCGCGGTCACTTCCGTTTTTTCGACTTCATTTGAGGCGTTTTTGTGAACGGGAATCATAGCAGAGGTTGCATAACCAGCGGCTTTAAGTGCCATCATGGTATGTACTGCCAGTTCTGCGGCGTCGGGGATAGTGAGTAATGTACTCATTATGGTTGCTCCTGTTTATGAGACTGAAGCCCACTTTTGAGATGGGCGGGGTGGAGCTCAAAACCGTAAACAGTCGGCGGACTTATTCACAGACGGAGAGGCCTGCTATTCGTCGCACTCCACCCCATAATTCAGCACTCGCGTAGCCGAAGCCACCAGAGCATAAATTCTGGGTACAAAAAAATCACGCTGACGGGGTGATGTACCGCTGTTTACTTAGGTGTTTTGAGCACCTGTATAGATCTTATTTCAACTACAAATTAGAAGCAAGGGCTTATTTGCGCTCGGCAAACTTGAGAAGGGCATCAATTGCAGCTTTCAACGTGTCGGATGATTTGAAACTATAGAAACCGGCTTTCCATTCACCACAAGACTTTAACGCCTCCTCATAGTCGGAAAAGGCTTTTTGCAACCCGGCCCGTTCTGCGTGTTTGGTAACAATGAGAAGGGCGTGAAGGTCGGTCGTACCTAACGTCACATTTGGGAATGTTCCATTTGTTGCAGTGTCTCGTTGCTGCATGAGTGACAGCGTTACTCTGTCTGCAACAGAGTTAAATTCTTTCCGCTTTTCGCCCTTGATAGCATAGTGATAGCTGATGTAACCGCTGGCAAAAGTGCCGATAACCGAAACAAAAAGCGCTATCGTTGCCACTACATCACTGTAACTCATGAGGCTATCCTTATGTCCTATGCTGATTTTGCGGCTACTCTGGCGTTAGGTGTATCAATCGGAAACCTGCTTACATGCCTGTGGTTTTGGTGGCTGAGCAAGCGTTGCTGATGCGGGATTATCTTATATTAACTACAAATAAGACGAAAGGAAGAAGGGGTGTTTTTTGCGGTAAGGGATTGTTTATGGGTATAATCCTGCCCGGTGCTTGAGGCTGTCTGTCTCATGTCACCATGTGGCAGATAGAAGAAAGCCCCGAAGGTCAATTTTCATTAACCAACGAGGCCTCTAATCTTGCGTGACAACACGATTATAGCCTCCCAAAAGCAAAGGAGGCAACTTTGTTTTACAAAGGAGTTTTTTTGTTTATCGCGATATTTATCGCGGCGTTACTGGCGTATACCGCCCTTAACCGGACGCTTTGCGAAGCGTCCATAGGTCAGGGAGGTGTGCAGGTAGCGGCAAAGTTTGCCTACGAAGCTAAGGAGAGTCGCTAAATCAGGGCGGGGATCCGTCCCCGCCTTTCTGGTTGTCTGGCATGGCCTGAGCACCTTTAAACGCCGCTCCTTCGGGGGCGGCTTTTCTTTAGCGTTACCTCTCGCATCATCTTTTGAATCCTCCAGGTAAAAAACCATAATGGCACCTGCCACGGACAGGAAGCATTGCCTGTTACCTTTAAGCCTTTGTTATTACCCTTGTGATTTCAGCCATTCCGCCCCCGGAGTGGCTTTTTTTTATTTGTACTACACGCCAGCGGTAACGCTGTTTTTGATCCTCTTCTTTCCTCGCTACGCTGCAAGCCTCACAAGGGGGGAATTGTGACAATAAAAATAAACAGGCGTGATGATGCATTTGCAAAGCTGGTGGCTGAAGCGCGGGAAGCGCCGGGGTTCAGCTATGCAAAGTCGCGCAACAGAGATTACAAGGGCTTTAACGATGATTTTCAGGCTGAAAAGTTACTTAAAAATGACGACATACAGCAGGCCATCAGTGTTTACAAAAAGCACATTATTGCAGCGGATATCGTTGGGCGTCAGGAGGCGCTAATTGACCTGTCAGCACGTTTCCGTGCGCCGGACGCAACAGCGGTAATGCTGGAATTGCAGGCGCTGGAGAAATTGCGGCTGGAGCCGGAGATATTCCGTAGCCGCATGGCGGCAATTGATACCCGTGCTGTTAAAAACATCAAAAGAACAAAGCACGGCTGGCAGGTTGAGGGGCTGGATAAGTCTCATCTTGCCGCGCGGATCCTTACGCTTGCCGGGGTGGATATCAGCAAGCCGATAACGGACGAAGGTAAGCGCCTCGCGAGAGAAACACTGACCGAAATTTACCGGGATATGGGCGGCGATGACGGCGATTGAAATAGCACCAGAGCATGATTTAGAGCGCCGTCGCTACTGGCTGTCAGAGAAAAAGAAAATGGCAGAGTGGCGGCGCGTCATGCGCTCGCTCACGACAAAACCGCACCGCGTTAAATGTCTGCGCGGTGGTCGTGGTTCCAGTAAATCATGGAGGATTGCCGAAGCGCTGATTCAGCTAACTGTGCGATATGACCTGCGCATTCTGTGCTTGCGTCGGGTACAAAAATCTATCGACGCATCATCACATAAGCTACTCAGCGATACGATACGCCGTCTGGGGTATGAATCAGAATTCACGATAACTCAAAACAGTATCAAGTCTAAATCCGGCGCTGAATTCCGGTTTTTGGGCTTTCAGTCGAACCTCGACAGCATTAAATCCATTGAAGGGGTGGACATTTGCTGGGTGGAGGAGGCGCACGCAATTTCGGCTGAAGCGTGGGAAACGCTGGCCCCAACATTGCGCCGCAACGGTGCTGAACTATGGATTACCTTCAACCCGGCTTTTGCGTGGGATGAAACCTATGTCAGATACGTTCTCAATGCAGAGGATGACTGGTTTATTGAGGAGGTGAACTGGTATCACAACCCATATTTCAATTCTACGTTGGATAAAGAGCGGCTTTATACGCTGAAGTATTACCCGGACAAGTACGACAACATCTGGAACGGCGTTCCCGTCAGTGATTTACCAGGCGCTGTTGTTAACCGTGGCCATCTTGAAAAGTTAGTTGTTTCGCCCGATTCGAAGCTGGCGAAAGCGTGTCGAACTGGCGTTAAAACGGCGGTGCTCGATGTCGCTGATGATGGCGATGATGATTCGGTGTTGTCGTTCTTTGACGGGCGTTTTTTGTACCGTATGGAGCGATTACAGGCACGTGACACCGTTCAGCTTGCGCAGCAGGCGTTAAAGATGGCGACGGAAGAAGGCTGTACCGTCCTGATCTACGACTCTGTCGGCGTTGGTTCTGGTGTTAAAGGCGAGTTAAACAAGTACGAAGACTCAGAGATTGAGTTTCGAAAATTCGTCGCTCAGGGCGAAGTGCTGCGCAAAAAATCCCGATATCGAGGCGGAAGGCCGAACGAAGATACCTTCCACAATCTGCGAGCGCAGGCATGGTGGGCGTATCGGGATGCAGTCAATGATTCTGTGCGCTGGATGGAAACGGGCATTATGCCGCCTGATGGCCTTTTTGCGATTTCCGACCAGATACCGCGTCGATATCTCGACCGCATCCTTTCTGATTCTACTGGCGTCATGTGGGAAACCACGCCTGACGACAAAATCCTTATTGAAGCAAAGAAAAAGGTTAAAAAACGGCTGGGCGTATCCACTGACTACGCTGACGCCATATTCCCACATCTGGTACGTATGAAATCAGGAATTATCGAATGACGAACAAAACCAGCTTAATTCCCACTGAGGGGATTTTAACGAAAGAGGGCTTGCAGCCAGCTAATTACAACGCTGATGGCTATGTCAGTATGATGACCAGCGCAGCGGCAAGCTCAAAAGGTGCGGCGGGCATGAGTTCACCGACCGCCAACCGCATGAAAGCTCGCGCCGCAGAGGGGATGATTCCGCTGGTGGCTGCAATGACCGGGGAGCTATCCGGCATAGGCTGGCGCATTATCAGCGAACCGGTTGCTGCCGCAATGCTGAACGGATTCACCGTAGTTACTGAAAATCCTGATGATTCAAAGCGTATTCAGCAGATTTTTGACGAAATGGGCGCGTGGCAGGTAGTGGAAAACGCCGCTATTCTGAAGCGTCATCATGGCTGGTCTGTGCTGGTTATGGGGGAAGAGTGGGTACGCTGCCACGGCTCACACTGGATTACCCCATCGAATGACTGGTTTGCAGACTACAATTCGCCATTTTTTGGCCTGCCGGAAGGCTGGCGTATCCAGCTTAAAAGCCCCATCGGTGGTGAAGTGTTTATTGAGCAGGAGGATTCGATTCTCTTTGGCGATAAAAACTATCAGCCGATTTACGCGATGGTCGGTATCGAATTTGGCGAACCATTGCTCTGCAAGCCTTATGCGGCTTTACAGCGGCTGGGTCTTTCGCATGAGCTAATCATCAGCATTCTTTCCCTTTCTGTTCAGGATATTTATAAAAAGAATGACTTAGCGGAAGACCTGAAAACGGCTAAAGGAGAGGCTACAGCAGCCCGCAGGCTGGCAGGGATAGCGGCAACCCGTCAGTTAAATGACATGGTCGCGATTGATGCTGAAGAGGAAATTAACCGCCTACAGTCCACTATGACCGGAACTGCCGACCTTGTTGATATGGCTATCAAGCTGGTATGCGCCGAAACAGGTTTTCCCATAGCTATGCTGGCAGAGCGTAAAGGCGGTCTTTCCAATAGCGATACCAGCGCCGATGCACAATGGCAAAACCTTGTTTCTCATATCAACACCAATTACATCATTCCGGCACTGAAAAAACTGGCTTTTCGCTATATGGGGATCCGCGCTGACTTTGTGCCGAATAAATCTCAGGGACAAATAGACCGAGAGGTAGACCGGGACAAGAAACGAGCGGAAACAGCACAGCTTTACTATTCCATGCGAGCTATTACCAGCGAAGAGGCCCGCGCAACGGCGCAGGAAACTGGAGCGGTGGTTATGCTTGCGACCACTCCGCCCGCAACTGGCACCATTGATGACCAGAATGACGAAGATTCGAACCAGAACAACGAGAATATGAACCAGAATAGCACCAAAAAAGACAACGGCGAGGCCAATAATGGCGAAGAGTGAACCACGTTACGACGCCGGGTATCCGCTGGCTATCGAACTGGTTTACGCTCAAAGGCTGGGCGATAACGCCCGGCTTGTTGGTAAATGGGTTCGCGATGCCTGCATAAAGACATACAGGGCAATCGGTAAATCCGGCGCGGTGCTCAATACCGATGCCACCGATGGTAAAGATATTTCCGTTGATGACCTGCTGGGGGATTTCATCGCCGCCGCAACGGTCAAAAAAGTGCGCGTATATATAAAGAAGAAAGCCGGAAGCAATTATTCACGCATGACGCGCGAGCAGCAGGAAAAGCTTGTCCGGTCTGTTGCTCAGGAACTTTTGCCGGATGCATCAATATTCCTTAAAGCCATTCCGGCGCTGCTAAAAGATGGTGAGTTTGGGGCCGTTCCCGCCTACGCATTCAGTGAAGTAAGGCGGCAGGCAGGAATCAGCCTGGTTAAAGACTTCGCCAGAGTGACCGGCTCAAAGCCAGATACCTACCTTCGTGTTATCAATCGCGCCGCTGATGATGTTCAGGCCGCTATCGCAAATGGTCAATTTGGCCTGACTGACGAGTATTACCAGAGCTATTACCAGCGTTTCCGCGTTGATGGTGTGAATCTTATTGACCTGAAAACAGGGCTACCAGCCACACCAGATACAGCGGGGGCGATATCTAAGCCGCTCGCCAGCTTAACGGATCCGATGAGAGCCGCGAGCACGGTTCCATCGTTGCCCGCTATGGAAGCGGCAAATACCCAGCTTGCTAACTCGGCGGTTGACGATTTCCGGCTGATTGTTCGCGCTGCCGCCGATACTGATTTGGCACCGGGTATCAAACTGCCAACCGAAAATATGGCTGACCTGATATCCATTGATATCTATGACGGTGATAAAAAACTGCTGGAGCAAACGACTGACTGGCTCACGGAAAGCATGGGGCGCATGGAGAATGTCTCCGATGAGGCGCTACAGCGCGGAATTAAGGTCGTCCAGCAGGGATTACGAGAGGGGCGGGGCGTTGACTATATCGCCGATAAACTGGCAACCGAAATGGAAATTCCCTATCGGAGAGCCCGCAACGTCGCCCGCAATGAGATAGGTAATCAGGCCTGGAATCTGGAAGAAGCCAACGCCCGTATTGCCGGGATGAAAATATACCGCTGGCGGGGGATGTTAGACGAACGCGAGCGAAAATTGCATGTTGAGCGCGAAGGTAAGGCATATGAGCCGACCAGACCGCCACAGGACGGGAATCCGGGGCAACCGCATTTATGCCGCTGCTTCCCTGAATGGTTGTTCTCTGCGTCGGACGTTGAAGAAGCGGAGAAAGAAATTGCTGCAAGAAACACAGGTCAACGTTGACGCCATCAAGCAATGGGAGATAACCCCGGAAGGTTATCTCCAGATTGATATCCCTGTCGCCCGTCCGGGCGTACTGGTTTATGACCGTAAGCGCGGTGATGCATTCACGGCTAAAGAGTACCGCTCAGCCGATGAATTGTTTAACCAGGACTCAATGAATACCTTAATCGGCAAGCCTGTGACGGTGTCACATCCTCGCAATGGTCTGGTGACGTCCAAAAACTACCGGGCCGTTTCTGCGGGGGTTGTTACTGCTGTTATGCGTCAGGGTGATGAGTTGTTTGCTCGCGCTCTAATTCAGGATGAGAAATCTATACGGCTGATACAGCGTGACAAGAAATTGCGAGGGGCGTCGTTGGGCTATCAGTGTGATGAGAAGCCTAAGGTTATAGGGTTGTCACCTGACGGAAAAGAGCACGACACGCTACAAAGGGGGATTAAATACAACCATATGAGCATTGTATATAACCCCCGATACGAAAATGCAAAATTTAATCTGGACGGTGAACCGATGGAATTAGAAGAGGCGTTAGCCGAAATTGAGAGTCTTAAAGCGAAAAATCAAACGCTTACGACTGATTTAAGCAAAACACAGGGCGACCTGCTGAAAGCAAATACCCGCCTTGTGAATATGGACTCAGCCAGCAACGAAGCCTACGAGCGCGGTGTTGCTGATGGTCGTCAGGAAAATGACCTGAAAGCAGCAGCTAAACGCCTGAACATCAACACCGACAGCCTGGGCGATATCAATCTGGTCAAACAGGCCATCATCCGTAAGGCAAACCCTGAAGTAAACATGGATAGCTGGACGGATGAGCAGGTGGATGTTGCGCTGTCAATGGCGCTGGTTGCCTGCGGTAAGAAGTTCGAACAAACCCCGCGTAATCCACGCGCAGCGGTAAACACCGATGAGCAGGGCGCTCAGAAGTCAGCCCATCAGGATTATCTGGCTCGCACCTTTGGCAAAAAAGAGGCAGGCAAATAATGCAGACAACGATTAAAGACGATTTTGACGCGGGCTTGCCGGGTGATTTGGCGGTGCTGCCGTCTTTCCGTTCCTCCGCACGCGTAACTTCCCGTCGCGCTGGTGGTGAAGTTGCGCCGGGCGATGCGGTGAAACTTACCTCCGGTAATGATTCAACCTGCGTTGCTTTACCTGATGATGGTGATGTTACGGATGCCATCGGCATTGCTGTTACCTCGCATTCAAATATGCCCGCCACACCGGGATTTGGTAGCAACACGCGCATTGGTGTGGTCACTATCAATTGCCCTATTGGTATTGTCGAAAATGGCCCGATCCGTGTGGCGGTCAAAACGGGTGAGTCGCCGAAAGTGGGCGATTTAGCTGTGCCGAAAGGTCGCAACGCCACTACCGGTTATATGGAGTGGGGTGTTGGGGCATCCGGCGATAAAAGCCGCTTCCGCTTTGAAACGCCACCTCAGCGCGGTGGTACGGCAATTGTAATGGTCATTGATGGCGAACTACTCAGCGCCGGATATCCCCGCGAAGTCGCTGTAACTGGCGTTGCGCTGTCGCCTAAAACAGCATCTAAAGCCGCTGGCGCGACTCAGCAGTTTACGCCGACAGTTTCTCCGGCAGGTGCGACCAATAAAGACGTTACCTATGCATCCAGCAATGCGAACGTAGTAACAGTAGACGCATCCGGCCTTGCCACGGTGAAAAGCGGGGCAACAACCGGACAGACGGCAACCATTACGGTACGTACTGAAGACGGTGGTTTCACTGACACCGCTGTAATCACCGTTAGCTAACAGGGAAACCCCAAAAGATGAATGAGAAATATTTAGCCGCGCTTATGGCGCAGCTTTTTACCGAAGCTCAGGTAGCTGGCGCGGTGCCGGGTATCAACGTTGACGAACAAGGGCTAATTTTTGCCCGTGACCTCATTTCCATGTCAAACGATGTTTACATGGAAGAAATGCCCGCGCCTGTTGCGCTGACCATGTTCCAGCAGGAGCCGGGAATCAACGAGGGCGCTAAGTGGGCGGGTTATCGTATGTACTCCGCACAGGGCATGGCTAAAATCATGGCGGCATTCGGTACAGATATGCCGATGATGAGCGCCAAAGGCAGGGAATACTTCGCGCTGATGTACGATATCGGGCTGGGCTATGGCTACACCTACAGTGACGTTATGGCGGCGGCAATGTCCGGTACTCCGCTTGATAACATTCTGGCGCTCAATACCCGCGAAGCGCATGAACGCACCGTTTCTAATCTGCTATGGCGCGGCAACAAGGAATATCAGATTATCGGCTTTATCGAACATCCGAATATTCCGCTGGTGGCGCTGCAAGGTGCCTGGGCGACTTCTGACGGCGATAAGATTTGCGACGACGCATCAGCGCTTATTGCTGCGGTAAACACCACGAAAATCTACGAAGTGAATGAATTCCATATGCCGTCTAAGGCGTGGGCCCGAATTCAGGGCTTGCGCCTGAGTGGTACGCTCGGCACGGTACTGTCATTCCTGCGTAGCTCTTACCCGGAAGTTACTTTCCGCAAAAACTCCGATCTGGATGATGACGGTATCTGTATCGCGCTGGCAAACAATCGTCGCCACTTCGCCCAGGCTACTCCTGTGCTGTTCCGTCAGTTGCCGGTTCAGCGTAGCGGGCTAGACCTGTCTATTCCGTGCCTGTCGCGCTCTGCTGGCGTTATCGTCCGTGCGCCGCTGGCTGCTGCCAAATCCTCAAAGGTGATTTAACTCATGGCTGAGAAAGAAAAAGTTTTTCTGACTAACACCACTCAGGCACCGATTCACATCGGTGCAAAAAACAGCGAAGGCACCGTTATTACTATCTCAATCGCTCCGCTGGCAGCGGTAGAAGTGGACGGCGCAACACTGACCATCGGCGGCGTTAAGCAGTTTCTGGACGAAGGCCGATTAAAAGAAGTTTCAGCCGCTGAAGCCAAAAAGCTCAATAAAGAGCATGACGGCGTAGTTGATTCTGACGACGAGTAAGGGCATAGCATGACGGTAAATGACTGGCTCGCCATTCTGCTACCGGGGGTGACACTTGATGAGGGCGCTATTAGCGCCCTTTCTTCTCAATGTGAGCGGCTTTACAACCTGCGGGCCGCTGCGGAGTACGGTTACGACATTGAGCGCCTGAAAGCGCTGTATGTTGCTGCCAATCTCGCCCCAATAGCAGTAGAAGGCATAAGCGCAAGTGTTCGCGGTGTTGCAAGTCGCCGGGAAGGGAAAGTTGCGGTGACATTCACAGACGCAGCGCAAAAGTCTGGCTGGCAGGGTACGCAGTGGGGGCAGGAGTTTTTAGGCGCAATGGGGGATTTGACAGGCGGTTGCATCCTTATCGGTCACGCCTCTTAACGGGATTTTATTCTGAGAAATGCGGTTGGCCAGCCTCGGCGCCCACAGTAAAAAAATGGTCAACGTGCGATTTAGCAGATAAACATTCTGATATTTGAAAATGTTTAACGGAGTTTGATCTATGCGTGGAGGTGCAAAGTTTGAAACAAAGGGCTTTGACCGCGTAATCCGTCAGCGCGTGAATGCGCTGGCGGGCGTCAAGCTTACCGTTGGTATCCACAGAGGGAAAATGAATCAGGGCGTTGATGTTGCGCTGTATGGAGCCTGGAATAACTTCGGCACAAAGAACGCTATGGGATGGGAGTTAATACCAGAGCGCCCGTTTATGCGATTTGCGGCGGACAGAATAGCTGACTGGATGCGCACAGACGCTTACAAAGAGGTTCTGCGTGATGTTGCACGAGGTCGCATTACTACGCAACAGGCTATTGCTCGCATAGGTGCTCAGGCTGTTCAAATTACCAGAAAAACAATCGCTGATTCCGCGCTATACCGTCCTAACTCAGATATCACCATCGCCCGCAAGGGGTCAACAAAGCCGCTTATTCATAGCGGTACGCTTATTCAGACAGTCAACTACAGGGCTTTTGCATGAGACGATTAATTCACTACTGGCGTCCATTACCGATTGAGATAGTTGGCGGTATGCCACGCGAGGGATATTCAGAGCAACAATCCGCTTTCCTCAGTATGCAGCCGGTTGATGGTGGCGGTTCATTTCGGGCGTACCTAACCGGGCGCAAACCTCAAGATTACATGGAAGCCATTGGCGAAACGGATTTAGAGGTTACAGAAGAGGGCGAGCATAACGGCGCTATAGTCTTGTGTGCGGGTAAATATTACGAAGTGGTGCAGCGGCAGGAGTGGCAAAACGGCGTTATTAACCACTACGAATATTTGCTATTTGGTATGAAAGAACGGGACGCGCTCGCGCTGGTGGGATAATGACTAATTATACGGTCAAATTAATGACCGTTGACGGGGAATTATCATATTCTGATTATCGTGCAGAAAAGGCGACATTCACCGCTAACGGCAACAGCAAAGATATATTATTCACGCCATATAATTTTCGGGATCCGTCCGTGGTCAGTTCTGTTGTGCTGGATAATGGCAACGGAACCACTATCAATATTTCGGCTGATTTCCGGCTGGATGTTGGCGATATTGTAAAATTCCCGGCTGGCACACTCAAAGAAACCGATACGCAGGCCAGACCAATAATCATGAGCGGTGCCCCCTATGTTGCAATGGTACGGGCAAGACAGGCAATGATTGAGTTGGTGGGCGATAGTCCCATTTACGCGCAACAGAAGATTCCAGAGTCAAAGGATCCGTTTACTGCCGTTCATCTTCTCACGTCATCGAGAGAGCCGCAGGCATTCGCAAAGTCATGGGATGGCGATTACCGCGTTTATCACTACAACTGTGAAGCGAAAATTATCGTCATCCGGTCATCAGATGACGCTCAGGCATTTCTGGAAAACTTTTTGAATCAGGTCGATTCGACTGAAGGTGATTTCTGGCAGTTCGAAAATAACTGCTGTATTGACCGCTCGGGCGATTTCGAGAATAGCTCCCCTCTAATTGATAACCTCGTTTACCAGCAGATGGCACAGGTAACGCTGTCTTTGACATTTGTGTACCAGCATTACAAACGAGAGAGTTGGATTGAAAGCGCGACGGTTACACCGTGCGATAAAGTCACTCTCGCTATCAGGGGCTATTAAATGGCGAATTTAAGTCGGCTTTTTAGTGTAAAAATTGGGCGTCAAACTACCGCCGCTCAATATGGCGTGTTTGGCGTCGGGTTAATCCTCGCGCCGGGCGCGGCATTTTTCGGGAAAAAATTTACAGATTACGAATCCGCAACCGTCGCGGATTTTGCCGATCTCTACCGGGTCTATACCAGCGCTGATGATGCCATTTCAGACGGCGTATCCGGCGATAATCTTCTGGCGGTTCAGGCGTATTTCTCTCAAAGTCCGTCACCGGATACGCTGGTTGTCGGCGATTTCTCAGCCGCTTACAGCAAAACTATGATTGCCCTGACGGGGGTTCCGGTTTCCGGCGCACCGACAACCACAAAGGCCACCATCGGCTATGTGAAAGGTACGGAATATCGCTACGCCAGTTATAACGGTACTACTTGGGCCGGGAGCACCGGCGCAGCGGCTGATATCGTTGCTGATGCAACGACTACAGGCCAGTTTCTGGTTGATGGTCGCATTGTCTATTTGGAAGGGGCCGAAGTTGCTCACGCTGAATCTACAGCGCTGGCTGCTGGCGTTAGTGCTGCGATTGCAGCTATCAAAAACCAGTACAACAAGTTCTTTATGTGCATGACGCCGTCGCGGAATCTGTCGATTCAGAAAGCTATTGCTGATTGGGTCGAATCACAGATTGATAAAATGGCGGTGTTTATTGACGACTACACGTCCTCCACTTGGGCGACTGACAACATTACGAAATACCTTTTCGATAAGAACATGGCTGGTTCGTTTGCCATTTCTACGAAGCTGGAAAAGAACTTCCTCGACGCTGCTATCGCCGGGCGTTGTCTTGTCATGCAACCGGGCTCAGAAACGTGGGCGCTCAAGACACTTAACGCCGTTCAAAGTGATGGATTCACCGAAACCGATTACCAGAAAATTAAGGCGCTAAACGGCAATACCTTTGAAGATTATGGTTCCGGCGTCACGGTAACTTACCCCGGCACATGCGGCGACGGAGAAGCGATTGAAGTTGTTCGTTTCTGCTACTGGCAGGCTGACCGGATGCAAAAAGACCTTGCTACGCTGCATATCAACCGTAACAAAGTAGGGCACGACATGCCGGGCTATGAACTGGTCTCTAACCAGATGGAAAGCTCGCTGAAGGCGGGCCAGACTGCTGGTGGCATTATGGAGAATTTTACGGACGATAACGGCGATTATGTCCGTGGATTTACTGTAGTGCGTCCGACGATGTCAGAAATCAGCGCCGTGCAGCGTATCAAAGGCGATATAACCATTAAATTCTATTTCTATCTCCGCTACGCCATTAAGCACGTTGATGCTGTTGGCACCGCAATGACTTACGGGGTTTAACTATGTATTTAGGCGTAATGTCCTCTAAGGACTGGCTGATTACCGTAGGCGTTGTGCCGGTAATCGGTCTGGCTAAAGACAGCAATATCACGCTGGAAATGACGGATGACCAGATTACCGTTTCTTCCGGCATCGGCGGCGACTGGTCTTTTATTGATAATCCAACTGAGGAAGGGTCTTTAACATTCGTCACACAGCGAAATTCCCCGGTTAACACGGCTCTTTTTCTGATGCAGAAAACGAAGTCTGTAGTACCCGTCACGCTAACCAATACGCGTAATCTGTCGGTACACCGCATGGGTTACGCGATGTTTGCCCGTCAGCCTACTGATGGCGCAAATAACGGCGCTGGTGCTCAAACACTGGAATGGAAACTCGTTACTGGCGAGGTGGATTCGGTCATTAATGGAGTGAATATTACCTGATGGACGACTCAATCAAACACGTTGAAATCAACGGGCGTAAATTCTGTGTAGTCCGAATGAGCGCTTTTGATGCCATTCACTTTAATTTGCGCGTGGCGGAGATTCTCGCCAAACACGGTATCAGCCAGGTAGAAAGCATTCTTTCTATGTCGTCGAAGATTTTCGGTGTGCTTAACCGGGAAGACCACGACGAATTGTTGTTTACCTTACTGGCAAAATCCCGCGCTCAACTTGTCGATAATGGCGAGTTTCTGGATAGCTGGGACGCAGTGAATACCAATTTCACCGCTACCAACATTGCCGATGTTTATCTGGTGGCGCTGGAGTGCCTGAAGCTCTCCATTCTTCCGGTTACAGCAGGGTTAAAAAAAAATATTGGTCTGGACACAGCGGGAACGATGCAGGGGGCCATGCGGCAACTGTTCAGCGCCTTGCTGAAAACCTTGACCGAACCGTCCGCACCGAACTTGTCATCTGGCGAGTGATAGAAAGCGGCCTGATTAGCTTCAGCGATGTAGTGTCAGGCCGCGCCTCCTTTGATTCCATTATGAGAGCCTCCGCCGTTATCCAGTTTGATAACGCGGTTCAGCACGCGCTTAGTAAGGTGAAAAAATGACAGACCAGTCAGCCGATCTCGTAACGAAAATTGACGTAATTCCAGACCTTGACGGGCTCAACAGCTTTGATGCCGCGATTGATAAGGCCATCGCAAAAGTTAATCAGCTTGACGCCGCTATCAAGCGTGTCAACAACCTGAAGCCTGCAAGCCCCTACGCGCCAAGCAGTGCATCAACAGCGCCGACAGCAGCCACTACAGCAGCAATAGCCACAGTAGCCGCTACAGGCACGAATTTGATTGCTCGTACACCTCTGGCGGAAACTGTGCGCCGGGAGTCTCAGAAGGTCGCACGTGCAGCAGTTCAGGGTATGGGTAGCGGTATTGGCCTTCCTCTTCTGGGCGGTGGCGGTTCTGGTGGCGGAGGTCTGCTTTTACCGCCGCCGCGTGCTGGTGGTTTTAACCCGTTCGACGCGTCAAATTTTTCCGGAGAGCCGTTAAATACCAGGAAGAAACCTGTTGCTGATGCCGTACAGAGCGGGATACGTAACCCGTTTGGTGTTGATACGATGCTGGCAGGGGCCGGGCTAACTGTTGGCATTATGGCGGCGGGTAATGCGCTGGCTGACAGCCTTGATTCAATCCAGCGGCAGCAGGCGCAGATTGCGAGGTTGACGCAGACAACCGGAGACGCAAAAGAGGCTTTCTTTGCACTTAATCAGGCCGCGAGTGATGTACGAAGTGACAGCGGGGCGTTTATATCAACGTATACCAATATGGCGACCGCCACGCAGAAACTTGGAAAGTCTCAGGAGGAAACAATCAGGGCGACTCAGGGGCTGGTTGGCGCATTACAACTAGGCGGCGGCAGTGCTGAAGCGGTAAATGCAGCGCTTTACCAGATGGGCCAGGCATTTTCTTCTGACCGATTCGGCGGAGATGAGTTTAGATCTTTCATGGAGGCCATCGGTACAATGGCCCCGGAAGTGGCGAAGGCTTTCGGCACGGATGTGAAAGGGCTACGGGCAATGTCAGAAGCCGGGAAGCTGACGGCGGAAACGATGATTAAAGCCTTTGAAAAAATGGCGGCAAGTAATGCCGACCTGCTTAAAAAACAGGGCTGGACGTGGGGCCAGACAATGACAGTCATGAAAAATGACTGGCAGGCATTTTTAGCGCAGGCGACTATCGGCGGAGAGTGGAAAAAATTCACTGATTGGGCTGCTAATACTCTTATTCCTTTAGCCAGAAGCGCGGAAAAAGAGGTTGCCGCGTTCTGGTCAACGCTGGCAGATGAAAGCAAGTCAGCGATTCTTATCGGTATTCTTGGCGCTGTTGGTGCAGCATTTACCGCGTTGGCAATTCCGGTTATGGCTGCTATATGGCCTTTTCTGGCAATTGGCGCTGCTGTATGGGTTGTTTATGAAGCGTTTGTAGAATGGAAAGCATGGTTAGATGGCAAGGGAGGCACCATTTTTGATAGTGTTTTTGGCAGTTTTGACGAATTTGAACGGCGTTACCCAAATCTTATAGCAGCGCTCAGAACAATTATTGATTTGGCTGGAAAGGCTGCTTCAGGTATAGACAATGCAACTAAGCAAAATGGCAGCAACGGGATTATCTCCGATGCTATTGAAAATCCGTGGATGACGGCTTTCAAAGGGCTTTATAACCTTACGCCGCTACCTAATACATTCAGGTCATTGGGTGGGCTAAGTGACATGTTCGACCTTAATCCATTACCGGGCATAGAAAGCGCTCTTGGTATCCTTCCTTCAACGGCTACAGGTGCACCAAACATTAGCAATAGTGGAAATAAAACAACTACCATTATTGTTAATAGTCCAAAAGAGGCAGCTGATACGGTAAATAATATTGATGAGCCGGGTACTCTATCTGGTGATATTGGTGGTAATATCGCGGAGTCAACAGGGGCAAGATAAGGATAAGGCAATGCCAAAGAATGAGTTTAAGGATTTCGCAACCTTCGAAACTCTCATAACACCAAAAATAATCACTGTTGTTTACTGGTTGGTTACAGTGCTTCTCATCCTCGGCAGCATTTTAAGCTGGTTGCGTCAAAGCGAAGGTATGAGTATTAGTTTTGCTGTATCTCTGGTGGCTACGAGGGTGATTTTTGAGTTAATCATGGTTTCATTCAAAAACAACGAGTATCTACGCCGAATTTGTGAAGCGGCAGAAACTAAAAAGAGCGATTAACCGCCAGCGGTAACAGCATGTAACCCACACAGCTAAGATGTGAAAATCCCCTCTACGAAGGGGATTTTTTTTGGGGTTTTTATGGCTGAAGGTATGGATGCGGCGATTAGTGCGCCACGCGATAAACGGGCTGTAATGGTGTTCGAATCAGGAGTGACAGTGTCACTTAGGCTCAAAACACGTGAGGAAGTTTCAGCAAAACGAACCATCGCCCAGGGGAAGATTGAGGCTGGTTATAAAATATCGGACGGTGAAGTAGACGATCCAAAGGTTGCCAGTTTTGAGGGCATCATCACTGGCACCGATTTGCCTTTTGTGCCTCTGCATATGATTTCCGCTATGAATCAGGCTCAGGCTATTCAGGCAGCATACAATACGAAGGAATTTGTATCGGTTTATACATCCTTCATGGCAATGCCTCAATGCCGTATCACATCGCTTTCAATTGAAGCTGTTCCAAAGAAAAACAGCTATACGGTCAAGCTGACTGCTCAGAAAGTTGAAACGATAGCGTTTCAGCGTAGCAGGACTAAATCCGCGAAAACTTCTAAGCCGGCAGGGAAGGGGAAAACCTCCGCAGGTAAAAAGAGCGCCGCCACGGTAGACGCCAACAAAGAGCCGCAAAAAATCTATGCGCTAGAAAAAATGCGTCGTGTTTTGGGAGGCGCATAAATGGAGCCTGCTTACTACGAAATTGGTGTTATCGCATCTATCCCAGACCAGGAATTCACATCATCACTAAACGGCGTGGTTTTGAATATGCGCCTGTTTTTCGCAACAACTACAGAGCTGTGGTGGCTTGAAATATCCAACGCAGACAGGACGGTTACACTGTCACAAATTTGCTTGCGTCCGGGAGTTTGGCATGGCCTTAGCGGGAAATTGCCGGGCTATGCTGGCGCGGGAGCTGTTGGCGTTGCTCGTCTAAGACCAAATGAAAAATTTGGAGACGTTAGCGCTTTTGATGGGGGCTTTGGCCTTTTCTTTTACGACGAACTGGAGAGTGATTAAGTGGGGAGAATCTGGAAGCGATTTATTGAATCACTTTCGCCTAAAAAGCTGAGTGTTCTACTGGCTTTGGTGATGGGGTTCACGCTGGGTGCGATTAAATTCTGGGACTGGTTTAAATACAGGGTGGGAATAATTACAGCCGCTCTTGCGGTACTTTCTCTTAATGAATGGGCGGTAGTTATTGGCATTTTATGCACTGTGGTTACTTGCCTTGTTAACTGGTATTACGAGCGCAAAAAATACCTAATCGCTTTGGGTGGAGGTGTTCGTGGGGAATAAGAGCAAATTAAGTGCCGTTATGCTGGGTTTGATTGCTGCCGGGGCAAGCGCTCCGGTATTGATGGCGCAGTTTCAGCACGAAAAAGAAGGAACCAGCCTGACAGCCTACCAGGACAAAAGCCGGGGTATATGGACTATTTGCGACGGCGTGACTTACGTTGACGGAAAGCCGGTAATTAAAGGCATGAAATTGACGCGAGTACAGTGCGATAAAATAGACAAAGCTGAACAAGCTAAGGCGCTGGCATGGGTAGATAGAAATGTCCACGTACAATTAACGGAGCCGCAAAAAGTTGGAATTGCTTCATTTTGTCCGTGGAATATTGGCCCCGGTAAATGTTTTCCATCGGGGTTTTATCGTGACCTGAACTCGGGGAACTTTAAAGATGCTTGTGCGCAAATTAAGCGCTGGGTATGGGATGCCGGGCGTGATTGTCGCATACGGGAGAACAATTGCTACGGTCAGGTTATCCGCAGAGACCAGGAATCAGAGCTAACTTGCTGGGGCATGGACAAATGAAAACAAAATATGCCGTATTAATTGGCCTGATTGTAGCGTCGTCATTAGGTGGCGCTGGTTATGTCATCCATGAATCAGCTTTTGAGGCCGGGAAAAAGGATAACGATAAAGAATGGAAACTAAAGTGGTCGGAGCGAGACAAGGCCGATAAAAACGCGCAGTTGACACAGGAGCAAGCGCAGCGTGAAGAAGAACTCCGGCGTAAGAAGAAAACTGAGGAAATTGTAAATGATGCAGAACGGGAAAAACAAAAGGCACTGGCTGATGCTGCTGACGCTGATAATGCTGCTGACCAGTTGCGCGGGCAACTCGCCAAAATCAGGCGTGAACTCGCAACCAGTGAAACAGGCAGGATTTCCGCAGATGCCGCCAGAGGGCAGACAGCCGCCGAAACCGCAAGTTTGCTTGCCGACCTGTACGAAGAATCAGACCGTCGCGCGGGAGAAATCGCTAAGTATGCTGATGCAGCAGCAAGCGCCGGGAGTGTCTGCGAACGCACATACGACGCGGTAACGCGATCTGTTGAGTGATCGAAACGGATCAATTAATGCCCGTATGTGATTGATAATTTGGATGGTTGAATGAAAAGGGCGGGGATGTGATGTAGATTGCTTGTTTGTAGTTGATTTTTAAACTGACTACGGATACGCTTTAAGGCACGGAGAACAAGGGTTTTCTGAGATTAACGCGCATAACAAGCGGTTTACTCGTTTTGGTCTGCAATTTAACATAATATACATTATGCGCACCAATGATGTTATAGCACAGTTGTAGTCTCCGACCAGGACTAAGTTAACCATCAAGGGATTCTGATGACGGCGAGTTTTTCACGTTGGATGAAGTTAACCGACTCAAAACCAGTCAGGATGTTGTCGACCGGCGCTTGATAACACAGACGGCCGCGCAGCGCCTGGGTATCTCCGATCGTCAGTGTCGATGTCGTCTTCTTTCACGTTATTGTGAATCTGGTCCACTGGGTATGGCTAGCCGTCGTCGCGGAAAACCAAGCAATAATGAGCTACCTCTGGCCAATGAGACCGCACGTAAACTTTATGACCCGGGACGATTCATGGATCCCCAGAAAACTGCACTCACCGCGTGTACATCAGCCACGTCCACGATGCTGCCTTACCAGAGATGTCATTGGATATTAAATCTCCGATGCAGCATCTCGCATCTTCGTTTCCTTATCTCCTGTCACTGCTGTCGAATTTATCTAAAACTCCACTGTGCCGTAATGACAAATACTGACGGTATGATAATGCCAACATCCATCCCAAAATAAGACGTAAAATTATACTGAAACCCATGATAGATATAGGGGGAAAAGCCTATTCCTGTCGCTTTCTTAAAATCATGGTATGAACCATGATCGCCGCAATCACTGAAAGCATCAAAGAAAAACTCACCTACATATCCATATATTCCCTTAAAAACCCAGCCGTTATCCCAACCTGCCCAATCCCTTCTTACACCGGCAGCCAGGCATCTGTCATCAAAGCTGTTTTTCATCGTGCCTAGCACAAAACTATATTTTGAATCATCCGAGAATTTTCGCTCCACGGAGATGAAGTTATTTTCAAAATTCTCAGTATACTGCCCGTGATTGTGCGTTAAATGATAAACATATGAGCCCGTATTTATTGAGTACAGGTTTATTTCATCCGCAGAACAGTACCATGTAACCAAATACAAACTTCCGCACCACCACCATGTGGTATATCGTTTACGGCCATCCGGTTTATATTGCGCATTATCCATACACCCTCACATTGACTAAGGTACTGAAAATTATGGCTACATTTCTAATGAGCCACGGATTAGACAATTTTACTGAGCTTTGTCAATATGCTAATTTTGCTCCAACGCTGACTCCGAAGCCGATAAAACCGCCGCCGGATGAACGCCATTTCTCTACTACCGCGCTAAATTGCTACCCGCCGACCAATTTCCACCACCTGATCGCCCGGCAAGCGATAGTAATTGGTAATGTGGGTACTGTTTCTCACCATAAACGCAAAACAGTTACGCTGCCACGCGACCATGCCATGCCTCTCGAGCGCGATGATCGTCTCGTGCCCCAGATACCAGGTGATCTCTGCAGGAACAAACGGAACCGCCAGTCCTGGGACGCTATGAAGAAGCTCTGGAATATGCGGTTGCTCCATAAAGCCATAATGCGCAACGCCCTGCAGATAACCCGGTGCCCGCTCGGTAAGCACCAGTCGCCTCCCCGCTTCCACATAAGGGATGTTCTGTACTTCAATGGTCAACGAGATGACTTGCTGTTGCAGAGCGCGATTGCGCGCGACGTGCCAGCGCATGACCGGCGGCACACCATTCTGACTACGCGTTAAAAACACCGCAGTACCCTGAACGCGAGGAACCTGCAGCCGGTTGATTTTATTGAAGAACTCATCGACAGCCATCACTTTCTCATTAATCGCGCGAGACGTAGCCTTCACACCGCGGTTCCAGATAAGCATAACGCCGCAAACGATCGCCGCCAGCATAAGCGGGATATAACCGCCCTCCATCACTTTCACCAGATTGGCAATCAGAAAACTGCTGTCGATCAGCAGAAAACTGACGGCAACCAGAGTACTGGCAAGCAGATTCCAGCCCCAGATTTGCCGCATAGCCATGAACAGCAGTCCGGAGGTCATCAACATCGTCAACGACACTGCGATCCCATAGGCTGCGGCGAGGTTCTCCGATGACTTAAACGCAATTGCGAGACCAACGGTAACGACCATCAGCAGCCAGTTAATCGTGCCGATATAGATTTGCCCGTAGCTCTCCGCGGTGGTTTGTTTGATATGCAAGCGCGGAAACCAACCCAGCTGAATTGCCTGTCGGGTCATTGAAAACGCCCCGGTAATAATGGCCTGACTGGCAATGATGGTGGCCAGAGTGGCAAGAATAACCAGTGGAATTTGCAGGAACGGTGGACAAAGACGGAAGAAGATATTCTGTGAAATGTCCGCACCTGCAAGAATTATCGCTGACTGGCCTGCATAGTTGAGTAATAACGCCGGAAACGCCAGGCCAAACCAGGCCATCCAGATTGGTTTTCTGCCGAAATGGCCCATATCCGCATAAAGTGCTTCAGCTCCAGTGACACACAGAAAGACACCGCCTAATACCAGGAAGCTGCTGAAACCATTTGAAAGTAAAAAGGAGACACCGTAAGCCGGATTAATCGCCAGCAGCACTGCCGGATACTGGACGATACCCGATATTCCCAGCGCGGCAATTGCCACAAACCACAATGTCATCACCGGACCAAAGATTTTACCTATTTTAGCGGTGCCAAAGGGTTGAATGGCGAATAAGGTAACCAGAATCACTACCGTGGCAGGCAGTATAAAAGAGTGCGCCTCGGGAAAGATAATATTCAGCCCTTCAAGGGCGGAAAGCACGGAAATAGCCGGCGTAATTGCGCCATCTCCGTATATCAGCGCCGCACCAGTCAACGCAGAAAATGTCACCCACTTACTATCTTTACCTTTATGTACCAGCAATGACATCAGGGCCATGATTCCGCCCTCGCCATTATTATCCATACGCATGGCGAAGATGGCATATTTAACTGAAGTAACCAGAATAAGCGTCCAGATGATAAGCGATAATAAACCCAGAATGACGTCGGGAGTGGGACTATCGCCGGATAACAGAAGTATCGTTTTTAACGTATACAGTGGGCTGGTGCCGATATCACCAAAAACCAC